AACTTAGATATTGATTATGTTGGTGGTTCTGCACCATCATCAGCAAATGGTTCAGGATATGACATTTATACATTCACTATCCAAAAAACTGCTGCAACACCAGCATATCACATTGTAGTTAATGCAATGGGAGCTAACTGATGTTTAACTGGCTCAGAAAAGAAAAACCATTTAGCGGATTTGCTGGTTTTGGAGGTGGTCTTCCAATATTTGGTGGCGGAGGTGGTGGAACAGAAGGTGGAGATGATGTATTTCAAGATGGTGGATATACCTATCACGTATTCAAATCTCCTGGAACTTTTGTTATTGGACAACCTTCTTTAGACTTACAATTTTTGATTGTTGGTGGTGGCGGTTCAGTTTATCCAAATGGTTCAAACAAATCATATGGTGGTGGAGGAGGAGGAGGTGGAGTGGTCTATAATAATACCCCTATTTCATTCTCATCTGGTGCTTATGGAGTAGTTGTTGGAGAATGGATGGGAACGAGAGATCCAGCTTACCCTGGACCAGCTTCACCCATTACAGGCACTCATGGAAATCCTTCATCCTTTGGGGGATATGTTGCTGGTGGCGGTGGTCATGGTGGTGGTTATATGGGGAATGGACAGGATGGTGGTGTAGGATCAGCTATAGAAGGAAGACCTGGCATGGGTAATGGTGGTGGTGGTGGAGTTGGTGGCAATATAGGCATGGGTCAACCAGCAGGACCATTTAGTGGTGGTAGTGGAGCATATAATGGTGGAGCTAGTGCTTATAGAAGTTATCCAACATGGAATGGAACTGGTGGCGGTGGAGGAGCAGGAGGTAATGGCAGCGATGGTGTATCCTATTCTGGTGGTCAAGGTGGTATTGGAGTAGCTATAAGTTGGATTCCTACATCTTATGGAACACCTGGGCCAATTGGCCAGAGATATTTTGCTGGTGGAGGTGGAGGTAGCTATTATCCTGATGCCACTCCTTCTCCAAATACTACACCAAGTGGAGGTGGGGGTGGTGGTAATGCTTCTAGTCCAGGTGTATATCGATATGCAATAGAAAATACTGGTGGTGGTTCAGGTGACTCTCCTGGTGGTGCAAGTGGTATAGTGATTATCAGATATCCCACTTAATTTGACACAATCTCAATCTTAATATATAATATCACTGAATATATTATAGGCAAATGGCATTTCAATCAGTTTGGTATTACACCAACTTGCCAGGGGATATTGTAGACATCATTGAGAGAGATGTAGCAGACAATTTTGATGAGAGTATTTCTGACTCCAAATTGCATGGAGATACTCTTAACAAAGATAAAAGAAACTCAAAGAATGCCTGGATACCCACAGACCACTGGGTTGGTGGTTTTCTATGGCATTATGTTCAAAGAGCAAATAGAGAAAACTTCTTGTATGAACTGACCAACATTGATGGTGAGAGTATGCAATATACTCACTATGGTGAGGGAATGTTTTATGGGTGGCATAATGATGCTGGACTCACTACACAATATAAACCCACAAGTTTTGGAAATAGATCAGATGGATTAGCACAAGACTTTCTGAATATTCAGGTTGAACTTGTTCGTAAGTTATCTTTCTCTCTTCAACTATCTGATCCTGATGACTATGAAGGTGGTAATGTTCAGTTGATAGATGAGAATGGCCAACATTATGTTGCCCCTAGAAAGAAAGGAACAATTGTATTGTTTGATTCAAGAACACAACACAGAGTTCTCAAAGTCAAAAAAGGATTACGTAAGTCTATTGTTGGTTGGGTGGTGGGTCCAAGATGGAAATGAAAATGTCACCAGAACAAATTTCCATTCAGGAAAGATTAAATACAGGAACATCTTGGACTTATAATGATGAGTTTGAGAAGAATGGATATCTAATTTTAAGAGACTTATGTGATCCCAGCACTTTGGAGTGCCCTGTCCCAGAGAAAAGAGGACAGTACAATTACTATGATAATGATATTAATAAGTTCAATCATACACCAGTAGAAGCACAGGTAGAAGGGTCTACATCTAGATATTGGTATCCACCTTACAGAAAGACTCATGATTTGATTCGCATAAAGTTGCAGAAGATCATAGGACGTAAGTTGTATAACACTTATTATTACGATAGATTCTATTTCCCTGGTCAAAGATTAGATAAACACTCTGATAGGGATGCTTGTGAGATATCAGTCACTGTAAACATTGGAACCAATTTAGAAGGAGAAGATGCTGATTGGCCTGTCTGGATTAAGACACCTGATACATATGCAGATAAGAAAAAGAAAACTATTCTTGTAGCAGGAGAAAATAGATCAGCAGTTCTAAATCCTGGTGATGGTATGCTTTATAAGGGTTGTGAACGACCACATTGGCGTGATCCTATGCCTGGTGTAATTAGACCACCAAAGAGAGGAAGAAGATTGTTTGGTGGACCTCAACCAGTTGAACAATACTATCATCAAGTATTCTTCCATTATGTTTTGCAGGATGGTATGAGAGCACATTGTGCTTGGGATAGAGCAAGGTAGTGCTAAATAACTAAAAATGTAGATAGCAATGTCATCTTCATCAAATGCTGCTGAATTAGCCAGTTTGTCTTCTGGGGAGGTTTTTGTAGTTGATAGCACCAACTCAAGAGTTGGTATCAATACAGGAGTCCCCTCAACTACTCTTGAAGTAATTGGAGTATGTAAGGCTACTAATTTTCAAGGTGATGGGTCTAATCTGAGTAATCTCCCTGCAAGTGGAATTTCTAATGTTGTGGAGGACACCACACCACAACTTGGTGGCAATTTAGATCTGAATAGTAAAAATGTTACTGGCACAGGTAATATCAATATTACTGGTAATGCAACTGTAACTGGTCAATTATCAGCAGCCAGTGGTTCATTCTCTGGTAATCTCTCAGTTGGTGGGACTATTACCAAAGAGGATGTAACTAACGTAGACTCTGTTGGTCTTATCACTGCTAGATCTGGTATTGATGTAACTGGTGGTAGAATTGTAGGCACAGCAGTAAGTAGTGTAATACCATTTTACTATAATAATTTGAGTGACTTACCATCAGCAGTCACATATCATGGTGCATTTGCTCATGTACATGCAACAGGAAAAGCATATTTTGCACATGGTGGTGCTTGGATTGAATTAGTAAACAAAGAAACTACTGGTGCTATTGCAGTAGGCATCTTGACTGCTACCAATCTTGGTATTGGTACAGTTAGCCCAGATCAACCCCTAGATATAAGATCAACAAGCACTGTTCCTGCTCAGTTTGTCACTGAAACTGCTAGTTCAAATGGTGCCACTGTTAGACTTAGAAAAAATGATACTTCAACATTGTCTGCTGATGATGAAATTGGTAGTCTTCAATTTTCTGGCAGTAATGCCACTGATGCTGCAATATATGAATATGCCAGTATTCAAACAAAGGTAATTACACCAACTGCAGGTTCTGAGGATGGTGTTCTTAATATAAAAACTACTACTGGTGGTACATCAACAACAAAAATCAGTGTTGATGATACAACAGTCACATTTACTGCAGGATTAGTTGAAAAATTTGAAAATGCAGGAACAACTCTTGGTGCTCAAGCAAACAATCCAATATCAGATGGCAATATAATTCTATTCAGTGGCAATGAGAGTGGTAATAATACAATCAACTTTACTGGTGTTCATTCCAAACTATCAAGTGGTGAATCTGTTTCCTTTACTGCTATCATTACACCAAATAACTCTGGTGTAATTAACACAGTCCAAATAGATGGACAGTCAATTACAGTTAAATGGTCTGGTGGATCTACACCCACTGCTGGATCCTCTGGTCAAGACATATATTCATTCCAAATTTTGAAGACTGGAACTGGCACATCAGATTATACAATTTTTGGACAAGCTTCCAACTTTGCTTGATAGGAGGGAATTATGTTTAATTTACTTAATTTTTTCAAAAAGGAAAGACCACTTCTTGGATTGGGAGGAAGTGGTGGAGGACTTAGTTTCTTTGGAGGTGAAGCTGCACGAGAAGGTCCAGTCTCAGCATCAGGTGGCACTGAAAGCACCTATTATGATTATACAGATGGTGTGACTTATAGAATGCATACTTTTTTCAATAGTGGATCTTTCACTCTGAATGATGGTGGAGATGCTATCAAAATCTTCCTAGTTGGTGGAGGAGGTGGAGGAGGCATGCTTGGTGGAGGAGGTGGCGGCGGTGGCGTCATTCAAGCATCAACTGCTGCCAGTAATATTCCTCTTGGAACACATACAGTGACAGTAGGTAGTGGTGGTTCTGGTGATGTTGGATGGACAGGAGCTCAATCTAGTGGAACTCCTTCTAGTGTATTTGGTATTGAAGCGAAGGGAGGTGGTTACGGGTTGTCTTATTCTGGTTCATCTACGTACCCAGCACCCTCTGTTGCTAATGGTGGGGGTGGGAAGTATGGAAATTCTGGTCAAGCTGGTGATGGTCAGACACCTGCCTATACGCAAGATCCTAATTGGTCATCTCAAATGAATGCATCAGGATTTACTGGTGGGGCAGGAGACCAGAGTTGCTGCCCTTGTAGTGGCGGGTCTGGTGCTGGAGCAAATGGAAATGGATCAAATGGTGGCAGTCAAACTGGCGGATCTGGAGTTTACAACAACTTCTATGGTGGCGGCGGTTATACCTGGGCTGGTGGTGGTGGATCTGATGGATATTGCAGCATGCCTGGTGGTTATGGTGGCTCTGGTGGTGGTGGAGGAGGTTCAGGCCAAGGTTACGCTGGACCTGGTGGAAGTGGTGGTATAAATCCAGGAGGGTCTGGATACCCACCATCTGGTGATGGTAGTGGTGGAGCTGGTGGCACCAATACTGGTGGTGGTGGTGGAGCTGGGTGTAATGGTAGTGGTGGCACTCAATATCAGGGTGGTGCTGGTGGATCTGGATTTGTTGTTATTAAATATGTGGAATAAATAGCAGAAAAGATATTGAGATGGCCAATAAGATTTCATACAAATTTAATCTAGACACAAACACCTGGTCAACCACTCCTTTTGATGATGGCAAAAAGATAGGTGATTCTTGGATTGCCATTGGATTTGAACAAAATGCTGGATACCCAATAAAACTTAACAATGTTAAATATGGTTATATTTTTAGTGAGGTGATACCAGATGAAGGACGCAGGATTCCCCTTGTTGAAGCAAGTTTTCCTCCTGAAAATGTTAAACTTGAATCAACTTATGAAGAGTGGTTGACACCTTTTACAATTTTGCCATCACTGAATGATAGAGATTATCATTTGATGGTATGGGCAAGTGTCAATGAAAATTATGTAAATACAGAATATTCTTTTAGAACACCTAGGGAAGAACAACCTTTTAACTCTTGGACTTACGACTCTGATAAAAAAATATATGTCCCACCAATTCCTAGACCTGAAACAGAGGGGGTACATATTTGGGATGAACAAGAAAAACAGTGGGATACTGGTAGAGTTAAGGTGGTGGGACCATTTCTTTATAATGAAGAAACTAAATCTTGGGATGCATCCCCTGATTATGAACTATCTTAATGTTTATTGCAGAGAGGGAAATAGCACAAGCAAGATTTGATATTTGTAAATCTTGTGAGTACTTCATTAAAGAAGGATCTAGATGCAGTAAATGTGGATGTTTTATGAAATTAAAATGTAAAGCAAAAATGGCCCACTGTCCTGTCAATAAATGGGGACCAATTAAATAGGTGTCCACCTGACCCTGCAAGTTATCTTGTGGGGTCTTATAGTGTGTGGAGATACACAGAGAGGATGACAACTGCACAGAAACTACTCTTCATTGCATCCTTTATCTGGATGATGCAGTGGGGCACACGTGTAACATCGCTTGCTATCAATGCACTCTATTGAAGTATTACCAGAGGAGTCTGCATCTTATTGTAGTGCCACTATTGAATGGTTTTTGAGGGAGTACCTCTATGACTTTGGAATAGACCTTACAGTGGAGCATCTAGACCTCTCTGATGAGGGTGTAACTGGTTGGTGTATGAAGATTGGAGTCAATGAATATGTTATCCAAGTACATAACCAACTTGAAGGTGAAGAATACACTTCTACTATTCTACATGAATTATATCATGTCTATCAACATTTGAAGAAACAACCTCAATGTGAAATCTGTGCTTACAAGGCAGAACAGATGCTACTTGACAGGATCATCAACACCTAGTAGACTAGGTTTGCCCACGATGATAAAGGTAACTACGACTCTTTAAGACTATGAAGACTAAATTTGTCACTGTAAGACCCAAGACAAACAGAGCACAGAACAGATTTGCCAACTGTATGGATCTTCTACATTCTTGTAGAGTAGAGCAAGAGGACGCTGATAAGATGTTCCTTGCTTCCATATCTGGTAGATACTTCTTCTGGATGAATAAAGAGAATGATGAGGATTGGTCTCTTATCAAATGATTAAATACTATTAGTTGAGGGGAGTGACTAATGACCTACCAAGGAAATCCTTCTAAAAGAGAAGTTGAATCTATGGAGAAAGCAGCAGAAGATGCTGGTATTGTTGCTATCCATCCTGACAAACTTGAAGAGTTTGGTGCTCACCTTGTTAACAAATTGAAAAATGGAACTACCACCTGACCTTGAACCACAAGATGTTGATGAATACATCAAACATTGTGAAGAGGAAGCAAAACGTTTAAACATTGATATAGTCTATTACATGGAGGAATTTTGTGTATGACTGAAAAGGAAAGACTTATCATTGCTCTAAATCAAATAGACAATGTAACTGCTCTATTGGAAAATAATGAGTGGAAGAATTATCTTTATAATCATCTTTCACCCATTCAATATGAGTTACAAAGACAGTTGACAAATCTACAAGATCCACCTAAACTTGTAGAGTAATTAAAGGAGTCAATGAAGTATCTCTATCTTGTAGACCATTTTATTGGTTTTCCAGCATCAGAATATGGTGGTGTATGGAATGTGGTAGCAGAAAATGATGAGCAATGTTTTGATGTTGTGGTCTGTGAGGATGATGATCTAAATATTGGTTGTTATGGTAAATTGAGAGAAAACATCAGTAAGGCACCTAGATTTGCTCTTGTTGATGAGGAACGTAGTAGAGTAGTACTGTCCTTTATTACTTAAACAAATGTCAAAAGCAACTGACCCAAACAATCCACTGTATGATCCCAATGACAAGTATCTTGAATACAAGGTAGATCTTCATACTAATGAAGAGCATTCACCTGATGAATGGGACCCTGCAACAGAAGGTAAACTTTCTGACCCAGCAGAGAGACATCGTGATAAACTTCTTGATGAGTTCTGTGACAACCATCCTGGTTCACCTATGTGCAAGGTATTTGACGAATGACTGACAAAGAGAAAGCAGCATTGGGATTGATGATTGAGAGTGTTCTTAAACCAGACTCTAAACTTCGTGGATGCGCATACAACCAGGACTGCTATGATGAGTTAATGGAATGGCGTAGTAAGATGTTGGAGATGCTTTATGACCACCAAAGACAAAAAGTTTGAAGACTTATGGTGGGAGATGGAGGAAATTGAACCTCTGACCCCACCATCAAAAAAACATTGTAATGAATCTGATGAAGTTCCCACACAAAGCACCAAAAGGGTATGAGTATTGGAGTGATGATTACTCCAAGACAATCAAAAGGATTTGGATACGCAATCTAGGAACATTTACATATACACAAGAACAACCTAGTGCAGTGTGGGGGTTTTTCAACAGAAAAACTGGTCAGTTTATTTCACCAATTAACTGGAAGAAACCTGGTAAGGTAGTGGATATCAATGATACATCTCCTTATACAGCAATGCCTCTTAATCTCACACCATTAGAAGCAGCATTTCAATGAGTTACATACCTAAGGTTAATGATTATGTGAGGTGGACAACTCCACTGGGCAGAGTGACAGAGGGATGGGTATATTTTGCCTGTGATTTATCAATTAGTATTGAGGTTGGGGTAAAAGATAAACCAAAGTGTATGTACACAAAGGAAGAAAAGCATAAGAAGATTCATATCTTGGTTGTATGCCCTAGTTTCTTGTGGAATGAGTTAGAATATATCAAAAGCAGGAAATCACATTATGATGATGACCCTGTTGACCTTTATAAGTCCCAACCATATAGAAACTCTGATCCATGACACAATGTATAGATCCCAGCAATGATGGATATTTCACAGTAACATCAAACAAACCATATAATAGACACCATTATAAGATGGTATTCTCAAATGGTCAGTCAGAAGATTATAAAACTTGGGAAGAAGTAAAAATAAGATGGTTTGAAACACCAGGGCAGTTTTTATCACATATTGAGGTTCTTGACAAGAAAAAAGGATTCTGATAAAATACAAAAAAAGATATAATTATGAAAAGAATTAGCATCATTGCATCAACTCTGCTTGCATTGTCTATCCCTGTAAGTGCATTAGCAGAGGGTGATGTAGGTAGTAAAGTCAAAGGATGGAAAACATATGACTCTCTGGGTTGTATGATGTTGCGTGAATGTACTGATGGTGTGAAACCAGTTGTATCTCTGTTAGATGTATCCAAGGAGTATGATAACTGGGAGGACTTTACTATTATTACCTCTGAATTCAATAGTATGGTTAACTCACTCAATCAAGTGGGTGTAGGTGTTTATCTTGCTGACTCAAAGTATTTCCCTGTTGGTCATCGTGGTGTATATCACACTGTTGGTAATAACTTCTTCCTGAATAGAGATTATATGGATGATCCTGGTGTCCTGATGTCTGTAATGCGTCATGAAGGATGGCACGCAGCACAAGATTGTATGGCAGGCACTATCAACAATAGTCTGGTTGCTATTATTAAACCAGAAGAGGATGTTCCACCACTGTGGCGTGGATTAGCAGAGAGAACTTATCCATCTGCTGCTGTGCCTTGGGAAGCAGAAGCAGGATGGGCAGGTAGAACAGAAGGAATGACTGCAAAAGCACTTGCTGCTTGTGCTAAGGGTAATATGTGGGAGGTTTATGAACCAACTCCTAAGACTAAGGAATGGTTGCAGAATAATGGTTTTCTTGACTAAATTATCCAATGTGGAGACTCTGGGCACTTGCTCTTGGTAGAAAAGAGGGCAGAAATAAAAGAGATGCTGATAGGATTGCTATCATTCGCACTCTCATAATGGTACAGTTGATTGTTACCAATATGTTCATTATATCAGGGAATGTTAAAAATCTATTCTTTGACACTAAATATAGTGATTGTCCAGTTAAAATAGTGTCCACCACACCTTGACTGTGAACACTAGATGCTCTATTATGTTAATGTAACAACAGGAGTGTTCCAATGTCTTTCACTGCGTATCCTCAAAAAGCAAAGTATCGTGTGACTCTTGAGATTGATGTTTTGGATGACTTCAACCCGCATAATATTGACTGGGAGAAGATTCTTGATGTCCAGGGTAATGAAAGTGTCACAGCATATATTGAAGACCTGAGCACTCCTGATCGTTGGTAAATTAGTTAACTTTGGTGGATATAAATACTTCTAAGATTTACTATCCACCAAATGGCATATCATATCACTAGACCTAACGCTCTTGATCCTTCTAAGGTTGTCTACTACACAGGTGGTAACACTTGGAGTGATAATCCTGCTGATAAGAAATCTTTTACCACCAAGGCAAAAGCAGAAGAACTGTTTCCCAATCCTGATGGACAAAATGGTGGATTTAAGAATGCAACAGCAGTAAAGAGTTGAAATGAAAACTTTTCAACAATTTCAAGAGGATATTACTCCTGATGAGAATCCTCTCAACCAAGCAAATAAGAACGCTGAATATCGTCAGAGAAGACAGAAAGTAAAGCAGCGTAAGATGGCACAACATCATACCTCTACTAATATGGAAGAGGTTGAGGTTGATGAGGTCTATGATCCAGAGATCCAAGGTAGATCTCAGATCAAGCAGACTGGTGATGGTGGACGTAAAGAACCTAAAAGAGATACTGCATCAAGAAGACGTCCAGGTGTAAAACCTAGGATGAAAGCAATAGGTGGTGGCAAATCTGCACCAGTTGGTGAATATAAAGACAGGAAAGATATTGGTGCAACCAAGGCAAGAAGTGAAAGAGAGTCACAACCAACAAAAGAACGTGGTTCTGCTGAGGTTAAGCAGTCATATGCTGATAAAGTAAAAGCAGAGAGAAGAGCAGCAGCAAAGGCAAGAATTGCTGCTAAGAAAGGTGGTGGTGAGGTAAAGAAAGACAAGACATCTGCCAAGGATGCTGAAAAGCAAGCATCTAAACTGTTGAAGAAGAAAGCAGAGAAAAAGGTAGACCCTGGTTATAAACCACGTGAGGCATCAGGATACACTAGAAAGGAGAGAATGAAGATTACCAGAGCAGGTGAACGTGAGTTGAAAGGTATCATGAAGAAGCAGGAAACTGACAAGTATAAGAAAGCAACTGGTCAGAATCCTGATAGAAAAGGCATGACCAAGATTCTTGGTAGAGTTAACAAGAGGATGAGCACATGAAATCTTTCAGCAACTTTATCCAAGAGGCAAGATCTGCTGATGAAATCACAGCAGATGCCAGAGAACAAAATAGAGAGAGAAGTGCAGAGGCAAGAAAGAGATTGCGTGCTAAAAGAGATGCAATCAAAGCAAATACTGATGTTAGATTAGGTGGTGTATCACATAATGAAGAAACTATTCTAGAATATTCTGGTCAAGCAATCACTAATACCACACAAGGTGGTGGATCTGGGACCAGAGATGATATGGACAGAAAACTGATTGACAGAGTGAGAGGAAGAACTAATGCCAAGAAAGCAACTAACAATGTTGCTAAACAGTCAGGACAATCTGTAAAGAATGCCACTGACAATACAGCAGGCACAGGTTCACAAAGAAAACCACAACCTTATAGACAAGCAAATAAGACTGCATCTGCTAAACCTGAAAAAGGTGGTGCAATCACAAAGACAGGTGATAGGAAACCATCTGCAATGGTCAAGAAACCAGTATCAAAAGCAGTTGCACAAGTGAGAGTTAAAGTTCATGGTGGAAGACCTGGATTAGGCACAGCACAGAGACCAGATCTTGCTGGTGTTAAACCTAAACCAATGATTGCTGCTGCTCCACAACAGAAACCAATTGCTGGTGGTAGTCAACAGAAACTGTCTGGTAGTCCACAGAGAAAAGCATTACCTGCTGCAAGGAGTTAAAGTTAGTAACCTCCAAAGGTCTACTATATTGATTGATACTACATTATGACTCTATTCATTGCCAAGGGTGCCTGGAAGGATCACAGAGGTGCTCGTCATAACTTTCAGATAGAATCTGACAGGGCAGAGCGTAGGTTTATTGCCTCACTTGTTGCTGCTCAGTATCCTTGTGAAGAAAAAGATGTTATAATCAACTCAGTCAGACGTCCACAATCTGACCACATTTCTAACTTCCAAGGGTATGAAAGACAACCCTATTAAAGTTAGTAACCTCTGAATGTCCACTATATTACAAGCACACTTTTGATGATCACTCTTCGTCCTCACCAGCAGACTGCCCTTGATGCTATGCGTCAGTCTGCACTGGGTCAAATCATTGTCCCCACTGGTGGTGGTAAGACTCTGATTGCAATCATGGATGCTGTGAAGCGTTTTGAGGTCAATGTTCCCAGAAATATTGTTGTTGTCTGCCCCAGGATTCTTCTGATTGAGCAACTCTCTGCTGAGTATCTTGAGCATGTGACTAATGCTAATGTCCTCCATGTTCACAGTGGTGAGACAAAGCATTTCAGAACTACTAAGTCTGATCGCATCAAACTGTTTGTAGAGATGTGCAACATGGTGCGTGAGCATACTATTATCTTCACCACTTATCACTCTCTCCATCGTATTGTTGATGCAGATATTGCTGTTGATACAATCTACTTTGATGAGGCACATAACAGTGTTCAGCGTCACTTCTATCCTTCCACTGAACATTTCAGTAAGAAGGCAGATCGCTGCTACTATTTCACTGCCACACGCAAGACTTCTGTTACTACCAACAAACCAGGCATGAACTGGGTTGAGACTTATGGTCAGGTGATTGCACGTGTCTCTGCTCCCACACTTGTGGATGGTGGTTTTATCCTCCCCCCTAAGGTCAAGGTGATTGATATGGACAAGTATCCTGTCAAGTCAATCACTCCTTGCATGGATTCACGCAATGTCCTTGCATCTATTGATGAGATTGCAATCAAGAAAGTGTTGGTCTGTGTCAAAACTACCAAGCAACTTATCAATCTGTTTCAGACAGACTTTGCCTATCAGTTGTCTCAGCGTGGTTACTCTTACCTCTACATCACATCAAAGACTGGTGCTGTTGTTGATGGCAAGAAGGTCAACAGAGAGAAGTTCTTTGAGATCTTGAATACTTGGGGCAAGGATCCTGACAAGAAGTTTGTTGTCCTGCACAGGTCAATCCTGTCTGAGGGTATCAACTGCTCTGAACTTGAAGGTGTTGTCTTCCTCAGAAATATGGATGCTATTGAACTTACACAAACTATTGGCAGAGTTATCAGGGTTGGCAGTGATGCTAAAACTTATGGTTGTCTGTGTGTTCCAGTATACTCCAATGTTGGTATTGCAACAGAGAAGTCACTTCAAAGGGTTGTAGATGTTGTCTTTGAGAAGGGTGAGATGTTGGATAGTGTTGCCAGGAGGTAATCTATGAAGGTTATTAACCATAACTCAAATATCCTCCATCCTGTCTCACCAGAGACAGGATTTGTGGTGGGTAAGGATATGTTATATGCAGCAGTTCCTGTTGCTGGCAGCAAGACTAAACTTGCTATTGTATATCAAGGCAATATCTTGAAAGTGTGCAGAAATAGACAATCTGCCATTAGTTTTATAGATAAGCACAAACGCAGTAAGAAGAAATGAAGAAGAGAATCAAGTCTCTGGGTGAACTCCAAAAGCATCTAAATGCACTGGTTAAGAAACATGGAGAGGCAGCACCCTGTGCTGCTTGGTTAATCACCAGAGATGATTACACTACCATTGATGACAATATGAGACAGGTTTCTGTCACTGCACAGCAGGCAAAATCAATGATTGATGATGTCCATCTCTTTGAGTATGTCTACATTGATGACCATTTGAGAAGAATTATTGACAATGGTAAGTCAACTAACAAACTATAATGTTAGTAACCCCTAAATGTCCTCCACATTACAACACCCTACACTATGAAAAAGTTTCTTACGTCCATTCTTGCAAGTGCATCTCTATTTGTACCTAATGCTGCACTAGCAGAAAATACTTTTGAGGACCATGTAGAGTTGTTTAATACTATCAAAGACACTGGAATCACAGTTCTTATCAATCCTAAACTACACTGTATGTATAGTGATATTGATGGTTTCTATCATAGGGATGCTGCTTTATTAGTTGTTTGTCAGGATAATTCATACGCTGGTGGACCACAAGTTGAATGGACTGCAAATGATTTAGACACATTGCGCCATGAAGCACATCATGTGGTGCAAGATTGTGCCCTTGGTGGTATTGGCGATGGAAGATTTGAACTACTGTTCAGTGAAGAGGGCAAACTTGCTGAGTTTATTTCTAAGTCATCCTACACAGAGGAACAAGTTGAGGACATAGTTTCTTGGTTAACAGATGAAGGATTATCAGAGGAAAATATTCTTATGGAGGTTGAGGCATATGTTGTGGCACAAGATATTGATGCCACAAGTATCTCTAATAAGATCAAAGAATTTTGCAATTAAAGTTAGTAACCTCTAAATGTCCATCATAGTGTAACCACTGACTGATTATGAATCTCCTTGAAGACAAGACAACTTATCTCACAGAGTGTCTGATTGAAACTCTCAACAATAGAGAGAAAGTTGATGCTATTGAGTCAAATAGAACTGTTTACACTCAATTTGAATATGAGGTAGGCAGAAAGTATATCAAAGTCTGGTCCTATCTTGTATCAGACCAGAGACTGAATGGTCGCAGTTGCTATATGTTTGTTGACAAGAATACTGGTGATGTCTACAAACCTGCTTCTTACAAAGCACCTGCTAAGGGTATCAGATTTCAAATTGACCAACTAGCAGATAATCCAGACATCTGTGATTCTTTTGGTTCTTTCCTCTACATTCGCTGACATGACTTCACTTTACGGACAAATCTTCACTGTTGATGAAAGACTCAACTACATCCTTGAAAATCTCACCAGAGCAGTAGAAGTGTGCAAAGGAGTATCTGATGACTCTGATGATTACACCAAAACTTATAGCTATGCTACTGGTTGGTCTACTTCTGCCATGAATAGTGCAATTTCTGACTTAAACTCTATCCTCTCAGATATCAGAGAAGATAGTTAGTAACCTCCAAATGTCCACTGTATCACAACCACACACATCATGAACAATTCTTCTCAAATCCTTCGTGAACTGCAAGACCTTAAAAAGACTTGGAAGGTTCAGAATTTCAACTTGACTGCAACACAGCAGGCACGTTATGATGAACTTATTGGTCTTCGTAAGGCATTCATTCAACATTGGAAGGAGACAGATCGTGTCTGGATTGGTCCTTCCAATGCTGGTAATAACTTTGAGAAGGAGGAGGAGAATGTAGCACCTAACTGATCCCCTTTTTTTACATTATCCTTTTTATTATTCAATTCAATGACTACAACTACTCCTGATCCTGTTTCCAACAATGTTGAGCGTGTTCTTGTTAGGAATACTGCCTCAGGTTTTGAGCAAGGTATTGCTGCAACAGCAGGATTGCTGACTTGTGGGCCTATTGGTGCCCTTGCATCTTGGGGTGCTATTCGTGGACTTCAAGGTAAATGGACCCCTTGGTTTATCCTTGGTGTGCCTAGTGCTGTTGTTATCAATGTGGTGAATATTGCTGCTCTTGCTGTCATTGGCAGTTCCTCTGGTAGTGATGAATCATCTTATGTTCCCCCTGTAAATGAGTCTACCACCAGTGAATATGTGTCATCTAGTACACTGCCATCTTACAATGTTGCCACTAATGGTGGTTCAACACTGCAACAAAAGTGTAGAGAACTAGCATCTGCACAAAGTGCAAATGATGTTGG